GACGTGTGCTCTTCCGATCTCTAAATCTTCACACAAAGTAAAAAAATGAGATTTTCCGAAATAAAAAACGGCAAGTTTTGAAAAAAGGGGCGAAAGTTCTAAAACTCCGAATAAAAGAGTAAATCATATTTTGCAGGGGGTGCAATATGGCAAAATCCGATAAATTAAAAGCGTTTTTCAAAAATGTTGATGAAGATAAAAAGCAATTTGCCTTTGATTGCATTGACGAATATTGTTTTTTTATTGATAGGATAAAAGAATTAAGGCAATTACCCTATATTCGTATTGATAGAAAAAATCCCGAACGGCAGGAATTAACTCCTGCGGCAAAATTGATTAAAGATTATTCACAGGCAATTGATAACAAGCGCAAAACCTTGTTAATGATTTTATATCGGGTTGAAAATTCGGCGGCTGATGAATTGCTTGCAAAGTTGGCAGAGTTTGAGCAATGAAAACATATCTTGAACAGTACAGCGACTTGATAAATAGTGGCGGTGTGATTGTCGGTTATTGGATAAGAAAAGAGATTGAAAATCTGATTGATGATTTAAGCAATCCTGATTACATCTACGATACCAAAGAAGCACACAAGCGCATTAAATTTATGCAAACACTTTGCTTGCAGTCAAAACAACCGTATTATATGAAGCCCATTTCATTAATGCCGTGGCAGCTTGCATATTGGGAAGCTCTTTATTCTTTTAAAATGAAAGATACAGGCTTGCGCCGATTTACTGAAACGCTTTTAGAGGTTGCAAGAAAAAACGGCAAGTCAACAATGTTTGCCGCTGACGGCAACACCGATTTATTTATAGGCGAGGGCGGAACAGATATTTGTTGCGCTTCAAATGATGACAGGCAAGCAAAATTAATTTGGCGAGAAATCGCAGGAATGCGAACACGCCTTGACCCGAAAAAAGCAATAACAAGTAATAACCTTGTTGAGATAAGAAATGACTTAAAGAATATAACCGTTTTTCGTTTGTCGAGCAAAACGCAAAATAAGGACGGTTTCAACATATCAAAAACATACCTTGATGAAAGTCACGATATTAAAGAGGAAAACGGACAATCCGAGGTTGCAGAAGCCTGTTGGCGTGGAATGTCCTCGAAAGACGAGCCGATATTCTTAAATTGCACAACGCAAGGTTTTAACCGTGATTGCTATCTTGATAAAAAGATAGAAACCGCAAAGGCTGTTATTGAGGGCGAGATTGACGATATTCATTTTATGCCTTGGTTATATGAACAAGACAGCGAAGCGGAAATATGGCAAGACGAAAGCAGTTGGGAAAAATCAAATCCGTCTATCAGATATGGCGTTAAAAAAACGGCAAAGCTGAAAAGGGATATTGAAACGGCAAAGCGTGATAAAGGAACAAGAATACATTTGCTTTGTAAAGATTTTAATATTCCGCAGAATACGGCGGAAGCGTGGTTAATGCAAGAGGATTTCGATTATCCGCAGGAAATTAAAAGCCTTGAAGATTTCAGAGGTTGTTTTGCTTTGGCTGCGGTTGACCTCTCGGAAACAACCGATTTGACAAATGCGAAAATTCTTTTAATGCGTGAGGGAGACAATACAAAGTATGTTTTTTCGCATTATTGGATACCCGAATTGAAATTGAAAAATTCCGATGATAAAGCGGCAGGAGCTCAATACAAAGAATGGGCGAAAGCAGGCTATTTAACTATATGCGAGGGAAACAATAACGATTTAACGCTTGTTGCAGATTGGCTGGCAGGGTTGAAAAAGCAATACGGTATTAAAATTTTGAAATGCGGTTATGATGTTAAGTTCTCAAAAGAGTTTATAAACCGTATGGACGATTACGGAATTGAAACAGAATTGATTCAGCAAACAACGGCTGTTTTGTCGAGCCCTATGAAATGGGTTGAAGCTGATTTGAAATCACAATTGATTAATTACGGCTTAAATCCTGTTGATAAATGGTGCTTGGGCAATGCTTCAATTCAAGTTGACAATCTCGGGCGCGTAATGTGCGTTAAAATAAGCGGTCAGCATAGCCGTAGGATTGACGGAGCAGTTACATTAATTATTTTATATGCAACATTACAACGATTTAGGTCTGAATTTATGAATAAAGTTAAATAAAGGGGTGGTAACTTGGGGCTTAAAGATTTATTCAGCAAGAAAAAAAATAAAACACAGTTCAGTTATGCGCCGACTATGTCGGGCAATTACCCTTTTTATTCAAATTTCGGCGAAAACATATATGCAAGTGATATTATAGTTCAGTCCATAAGGTGCAAGGCTAATGAATTTAAGAAGCTGCAACCTCGTCATATCAGAATTGTTGACGGAAAGCAAACTGTTATTACCGATAGCAGTATTGCAAAGGTCTTGAAAAGACCAAATCCGTATATGACTACGGCTGAATTTCTTGAAAAGATAACAATTCTGCTTGAATTGAATAAAAATGTTTTCATTTATCCCGAATATTACATAACAAAAGGTGGCGAAAGATATTACACGGCTTTATATCCTTTGAAGCCGGCAACTGCTGAGTATCTCACAAACGATAAAAATGAGATATTTATATATTTAGGATTTGCAAACGGCGCAGAGGTAACATTACCTGTTGACGATGTTATTCATTGGCGTAAAGATTACGGCGTTAATGATTATTTCGGCGGAGGAATGTTCGGCGGTAATGATAACAAAGGGCTTTTGACTATGTTAAATCGTTATGACCAGCTCACGCAGTCGATTGCAAAAGCTCTTGAATGTTCCTGTCAAATCAATGGAATATTGAAATACAATACATATCTTGATGATGATAAATTAACCGCTTCAAGATTGAATTTTGAAAAGGCATTAAAGAACAATCAAAGCGGAATTTTATTCGCTGATTTGAAAACGGAGTATGAACACATACCGCGTGATATTAAATTGGTGGACGCTGAAACGCTGAAATTCTTTTATGACACAATTTTAAGAGCTAACGGAACAAGCCTTGCAATTCTTAACGGAGATTATACCAAGGCACAGAAAGAAGCATATTATGAACACGCATTAGAGGGCGATATTTTAAACCTCGGTCAAGTGTTCAGTAAAACGCTTTTTACTGACCGTGAAAGTTCTTTCGGAAATGAGGTTGTTTTCTATCCTCACGAGATTACATTTATGAGTATGGAAAATAAACTTGCTTTCACACAAATCGCAATGCCATCGGGCTCTATGCTTAAAGACGAATTTAGAACATTATTCGGTTATGAGCCGTTGCCCGACGGTCAAGGTCAAGTAATTTCACAAGGTTATAACAATTTACTTGATGAAAATAACAACAATATAAACAACAACACAGGGGGTGAAAATAATGGGCAAAAAGAAGAATGAGAAACGCAACGATTATTTCTTGCAGCGTGGTTTTACTGCTCAATTCAGAGCGGCAGGAGCAGACGGAGAAAACACAGGGCATATCGTTGAGGGATTAGCCGCCGTGTATGACCAAGAAACATATATTTGTGATTTCTTCGGAGAATACACAGAGGTTATACGCAAGGGTGCTTTTGATGATTGCAATTTTGATGATGTAAAATTATTAGTCAATCACAATTTTGACGGCGTTCCGCTTGCAAGAAGCCGCAGAAATAACAAGAGCGACAAACCGAATACAATGCAGTTGTCAATTGATGAAAACGGATTGAATATCAAGGCTGACCTTGACACCGTAAACAACGAACAGGCAAGGGCTTTATATTCTGCTATTGACCGTGGAGATATGGACGGTATGTCTTTCTGTTTTTATGTTTCGCCAGACAATGAAAAGTGGAGCAAGAAAGACGGAAAAGATTACCGTGAAATCTTAAAGGTTGACGAGGTAATCGAGGTATCGGCTGTTAATTTCCCTGCTTATGAGGGAACTAACATAGATAGTAGGTCATTGGATAGTGACCGCAGGGCATTGGAGAATGCCCGGGCTTTGTTGGATAACAAAGCAAACGAAAACAAGCGTAATATTGCGCTTGAAACACTTATTAAAAAATATGGGGGTTAAATCACTATGAACAAGAAAGAAAAATTACAAAGAATGCTTTCGGACCTCAAAGACGAGGAAAATAATTTGCGAGACGCAATTATTAACGGCGAAACAAAAGAGGTAAGAATGTCAGCACAGGAAGCTCTTGATAAAGTCCTTGAGAAAATCAATGACATTAACGAGATTATCGCAGAGCTTGACGAGCCGGCAGAGCCGATTGATGACGGCAACGGCGCAGGAATGGGCGACGGCGAGGGCGCTCGCTCAAAATTCAATGTACTTGGCACAATGACAACGCCTGCAAAGAGAACAGACGAAAATGTTTATTCTTCTATTGAATACAGAAAGGCATTTCAGCGTTACATTGCAACAGGCGACAAGGCACAGTTAAGGGCGGTTGTTAAAACAACAGACGAGAATATCGACACAGTTATTCCCGAAAACCTTGCTGATAAAATCCTTGAAAAAATGGAGCAGCTCGGGGTTATTCTTAACCTTATTACCAAAACATCATTGCCCGTAGGTCAAGCATTCCCTGTTGACGGTATCAAGCCGACGGCTACTTGGGTAGGCAGAAATGAAGAAACTCTGTCAAGCTCAACAAGTGGCGAGGGTGCAGGCTCTGACGCACAAGGCAAAACTCTCGGTGCTCTTATTTCATTCAATCACTATAAATTAAGATGTGAAATCAGAATGACCGAAGAGGTTGCAACAATGGCATTGCCGATGTTTGAAGCACTCTTCATCAATCAGGTTTCCGAAGCTATGGTTAGAGCAAAAGAATATGCAGTTGTTGACGGAGACGGTTACGGAATGCCAACAGGTATTCTTAATTCTGTCGCACCGACAGGACAGGCACTTGAATTTAAGGCACTTGACTATAAGTCGCTTTGCGATGTTGAAGCTGCTATCTCTGCCGAGTACGAAAACACTACAAAATGGTGTATGACGAAGAAAACATTTATGTCTTACATCGGAATGACCGATACAAACGGACAGCCGATTGCAAGAATTAACTACGGAATTGACGGCAAGCCTGAAAGAACTCTGCTCGGACGTGAGGTTGTTATCTATGCTCCGCAGGCTAAAAGTAAACTCGCTTCATATTCCGATACGCTTGAAGCAGGCTCACTCTTTGCGTTCCTGTTTGATTTCTCCGATTACATTTTCAATGAGAATTATAATCTCGGTATTCAGCACGCTATTGATTGGGATAATGAAGACCACAAAACAAAAGCCGTTCTTGCTTGCGACGGCAAGGTGCTTGTAACCGATAGCCTTATTACGATTGCTAAAAAGGCATAAGGGGGATTGACATATGTTGACAAAAGATTGTCTTGCAGAAGCTCTTGAAAATATCAGCGGTAAGACTTTCCCCGAGGGTGTACTCGATAAGTGCACAACAACTTGTCAGTTGCTTGACGAATTTAACAACCTTTATAAATGCGTTGTTTCATTTTCGGGCATTATCGGCTCAACAAATGTGAGCGATACAATGACCTTAATTGTTAAGGACGCGAATGGAAATGTTATTTCTGAAAGCGAAAAAAACAAGTTTTCATTGAAGCAGGGAAGTTATAAATATAGCGCAAGTGCTGACGGAGCGGAAGATAAAACCGATGTTGCTTTCTCTGTTACAAATTCCGATGAACAGAAAGGCACAAAGAGCGTTGTAATTAATTTTACGGCTGCTTGATGTAACGGTTTGTTATTAAATTAAAAGAGGGTGCAAAAAATGACGGAAGACGAATTGCTTGAAAAGGTCAAAACAGGGCTCGGTTTCAGCGGAAACTATCACGATGAAATATTGAAAATTCATATTAACACCGTGAAAAGTTTTATGCGAAATGCAGGAGTTCCGCAATCTGTTATTGACAGTGGCGAGGGTGCTTCCGTTGGTTGCATTCTCGTTGGCGTTAATGATATTTACAATTACGGAAGCGGTAGCGTTAAGTTTAGCCCTGTTTTTGAATATTTGGTTATTCAATTAGCAACAGGAAACAAAGAGGGTGAAACAGATGTATAACCCGAGTGAAACAACGCAAATGACAACCGCAATGCGTTTGCAAACGCCTGTAACGGTTAAATCGTATGGAGTTAATACAAAGACTTGGAAAGATGTTGACGGCGTTATATGGGTTAATTTCAAGACATACGGCGGTACTGAAAAAATAGACAATAATATATTGACTGTTGAAGATACTGCAAATATAACTTGCCGTTTCAATCCCGACATTAAAAGCGATTGCCGATTGATAAGATTATCGGACGGCGCAGCTTTTGAAATTCTCGGCGAGCCCGAAAATATTGAAATGCGGAATAAGTTTTTGAAATTCAAAGTCCGCAGAGTAAAGGGCGGTGCTTGATTTGGCGAAATCGGGTATAACCTTAAAACTTGACGGATTTGAAGAATTATTGAAAGACATTGAAGCGGCGGGCGGTAATATCAACAAGGCTGTTGATAGTGCTATGAAGCAATCGGCGCAGATTGTGCAAGCTGAATTAAAAAAGCAAATGAAAGGCGCAAGCCCGAAAGCAGTTGATAGCAGATTGATTAGCCGTATGCCGCCGCCCTCTATTGAATGGGACGGCAACGAATGCAGGGCAAAGGTTGGTTATAAGAAGGGCAATTATAACCCGAAAAAACTCGATGACGGTTACAAGGCAATTTTTATAAATTACGGAACGCCGAGAATTGCGCCGAGGGAATTTATTAAAAAGGCAAAACGCAAATCACAAAAGCCTGTTAAAAATACACAAGAGGAAGCGTTCAATAAGATTTTAGGGAGATTGCAGAAATGAAAAATTTATTGATAAATGAATTAGAGAAATTCGGTTATCCTGTTTATTTGCAAGGCTCTTTGAATGATGATGAAGCCTATCCCGAAACCTTTATTACTTTTTTCACCGATTACACGGCTGACGGCTCACATTATGATGATAATGTTAATTCTATCGAATGGAATTTCAGCGTTATTTTGTATTCAAGTGAGCCGAAAATTGTAAACGAAAAACCGATTGAAATTATTAACGCATTAAGAAAAGTCGGCTTTATTCCGCAGGGAAAAGGTCAAGACATACCAAGTGACGAGCCTACACATACAGGGTGGGCTATGGACTATAAATATATTGAACATATCAAATAAAATTAAGGGGGTTGCTATTATGGCACAGGAATACAGAGGTTGTAGAAAACTTGTTTATGCAGAGGTGCTTACCGATACCGCCGAGGGAATGACTTTCGGCGAGGTAAAGCCTTTTGCACCTGTTCAAACAATAAGCAAGAATGTTGAGTATTCAACGGCAACGAGCTATTACGATAATGTTGCACATAACACACGAAAGGCAGAGGGTGCAGACGAAACAGAGTTTACACACGCTGTTCCAAGTGATGAGGTTATGTCAGACATAGAGGGTAAATATTATGACCCTGCAACAGGAATTTATTCCGATAGCCCTGTATCAAACAAGACCTATGCAGTAGGTTATATTTTTGATGAAGAGGGCGACAGCGATGAAGAGAATTTCTGTTGGAAGCTAAAAGGCACATTCAAGGTCGGAAGCGTTGAACATCAGACCAAGAATGACGGCACAGATGTAACGAATGTTACAACTACCTATACCGCAATTTATCCGCAGGCTAACTTTACACACGGCGGTGCAGACGGTAAGGGTGGCAAGTCAAAGGGCGTTCGCATTAAGAAATCAAAGGGCATTATGACCGAAGAGGAATTTTTCGCAGAGCCACAAACGGTCGATACCGTTTACACAAAAGCGGCGGTGGCACAGGGGTAATGAAATATGGACTTTGAAAATTATGTCAAGCCCGAATTATTAATTTTAATTCCTGTTCTGTATTTAATCGGAATTGCGATTAAAAAAAGTTCAATCAATGATAAATTCATTCCGTTTATTCTCGGCGGAATTTCAATTGTTCTTTGCGCAATTTGGATTTTTGCAAAATGCGAAACATTCACGGTTGCCGATGTACTTTTTGCAATATTTGGAGCAATAACACAAGGTGTACTTGTAGCAGGCGCAAGCGTTTACGCAAATCAATTAATTAAGCAAGGAATTAAAACTGACGAGGACGAAAATTCAGAAACGAAAGGTTAATGACATTATGGCTAAATTTGAATTGCCGATTTACGGCGAAAATGACGAAATTATTAAAACATACGAAACGGAGCATATTCGTTGGAAACTATTCGTGAAAGCCGCTTCAATTAAGGAAGCGGAAAAGGGCGACACAGATGTTAAGATTGAGCAAATAAGCGATTTACTCAAAGATGTATTCATCGGATTGACAGACGATGAACTCGGAAATGCTGATTATTTCGACATCATAAACACATTTGAACAAATTGCGAAAATCGGTAATTCGATTAAAGGCACTAATTCAAAAAACTGATTGAGGGCGAGGGGGCGGCAACCTCTTGCCCTCATTCTTTAACATACGAATTAATGGAGTTCACGGCAGAGGTCAGCAGGGCTTTTAACATTTCGCCGTTCTCTGTTTTTGAGCAAAACGCTGACGATGTTATTATGTTAATCAATTATTTTATTGAGAAAAGCGAAACAGGCGAAAGAGAAAATGCTCAAAATTTCACGAACGATAAGAAAGAAAAAAAGCCCGAGCGAATTAAAGTAAATTCACAGACCGCAACAGGCGGTTGGTGGTAATACAAAGGTGGTGAGAGTATGCCAGGTGGTGAGGTTTTAGGTGCTTCGTTCCAAATTGATATTACGAATTTGAAAGCAGGGTTAAATCAAGCAAACAGGCTTATCAAAGAAAGCAACAGCGAGTTCAAAGCGGCGGCGGCAGGAATGGGCGATTGGACGAAATCGCAGGACGGATTAACTAAAAAAATTAAGAATTTGAATGATGTTGCGAGCGTTCAGCAAAAAAAGGTTAATGCCTTACAAACTGAATATGACAATCTTATTGCTGACGGTTTAGACCCGACAAGTTCGGCGGCTGTTAAATTACGAACGCAAATTAACAACGAAAAAGCGGCACTTGCAAATACAGAAGCAGAAATAAAAAAATATAATTCTGCCCTTGACGATATGCAGAGCGAAACAACAGAGGTTGTTTCAGCAAGTCAAAAACTCAAAAACGAAATTTCAAGTCAGCAAGACAAACTTGATGATTTGAAATCTAAATATAGCGATGTTGTTCTCGAACAGGGCAAAAATTCAAAGGCGGCAAAAGATTTAGCTGACGAAATCAACGCCTTAAATTCTGACCTTAACAAGAATAAGCAAAAATTAAATGAAAGCGAAATTGCTCTTGATGATACGGCAGAAGCGGCAAAGGACAGCGGCGACGGTTTCACAGTTGCAAAGGGCGCAATCGCTACATTTATCGGCAACGGTTTGAATAAACTTGTTGACGCCGCAAAAAATGCAGTTTCAACCCTTGTAGGTCTTGCAGGGGAAACAAGAGAATTTAGGCAAGACTTAAACACTCTTACAACTGCTTATGATGAAGCAGGATTTTCAACAGAGCAAGCAACCGACACTTGGAAAGAATTATACAGTATTTTCGGTGAGGACGACCGAGCAGTTGAAGCGGCTAACAACATTTCCCGAATGTCAAAAAATCAAAAAGATTTGAATATGTGGACTAAAATCACCACAGGAATTTGGGGAACATATCAAGACGCTTTGCCTGTTGAGAGCTTGGCAGAAAGTGCAGGCGAAACCGCAAAAGTCGGCAAAGTAACAGGAACACTTGCAGACGCTCTTAATTGGAGTAGCGAAGCGGCTTCAATGTTTGCAAAATATATGGGCAAAGATGTAACGAATGCCGAGGACGCTTTCAATGTTGCTTTGTCGGAATGCACAACAGAACAGGAACGGCAAGCATTAATAACAGACACATTAACAGCGTTATATGGCGATGCCGCCGATACTTACAAAGATACGGCAGGAAGCATTATTGAAGCAAATAAAGCAACGGCTGATTTGACTTTGAAACAAGCGACATTTGGCGAAAAGATTGAGCCGATAACAACATCGGTTAAGAATGGATTTAATAAAATTCTTGACAAGATATTAGAACTTGCAGGCGACACAAGTCTTGACGGTTTAGCTGATAAGATAGACGGTGCATTTTCTGATTTTATAGACAATATTTTACCGAAAATTGCGGACGGCTTGCAATGGATAATCGACAACAAAGACGGATTGATTGCAGGCATTACAGGAATAGGCACGGCGTTTATAGCATTTAAGGTTGTAAGTATAATTCAATCAGTTACAAGCGCATTAAAAGGAATGTCTATTGCGCAAGCCGCATTAAATTTTGTTATGTCGATGAATCCTATCGGTTTAGTTGTTGCAGCAATCGCAGGATTGATAGCGGCGTTCGTCGTACTTTGGAAAAAATGCGATTGGTTTCGTGAATTCTGGATAAATTTATGGGACAACATCAAATCTGTTGCAAGTTCGGTATGGGAAGCAATTACAGGTTTTTTCACAAACGCTTGGGAAACGATTAAAGGCGTGTGGAGTACAGTTTCAGAATTTTTCAGCGGAATATGGGAAAGCATTAAAAATGTTTTCGCTCCTGTTGTTAATTTCTATAAATCTGTTTTCGGTTTAGCTTGGGACACAATTAAAACAATCTTTCAAGTAGCGGCGGCATTTTTCGGCTATGTTTGGGATAGCATTAAGGAAAAATTCGCACCTGTTGTTGAATTTTTCAAAAGCGTTTTTTCAAGTGCTTGGAACAAAATTAAAGAAGCATTCAGCGCAGTTGCTTCTTTCTTTGCGAGTGTTTGGGCGAAAGTCAAAAAGCCTTTTGAAGCAGTAGCAAGTTGGTTTAAGGGAATATTCCAAAAAGCCTGGGAAGCAATCAAAGGCGTATTTTCAAAAGTAGGCGATTTCTTTGGCGGTATTTGGGACACAATCAAATCAAAATTTACCTCGATCGGAACAAAGGTCGGGGACGCAATCGGCGGAGCTTTCAAAACTGCAATTAATGCGGTTATAGGTACTGTTGAAAAAGGTTTGAATTTCATTCCTAATAATGTCAACAAAATGGTTGACAAGATTAACGAATTGCCGGGCGTTGATATTTCGCCTATTCAAACAATTTCACTTCCTCGACTTGCAAAGGGCGGTGTTGTTAAGAGTGCAACAAACGCTATCATCGGCGAGGACGGTGCGGAAGCAATTATCCCACTTGAAAGAAATAAACAATGGATAAAGCAAGTTGCAAAAGAAATGATGTCACAGCAAAAACAAGGTGTTGTTATTAATCAGACAAACAATTATTCACAGGCACATAGTCGTTACGAAATATGGAAATCTGAAAAGGCAACAGTTAATGCCGTCAAATTAGCGTTGAAAGGGGTGTAATATATGGCAAGCGAATTTACTATAATTTCACCTTTTCAAACAAGGCTTGAATTATTCGGCAACAAATATTTCACCCTTGAAGATATTGAAAGTCAAACGGATGTCAACAACTCAATTTCAAGTTCTACAATCAGCGGCGCAGACGGTGCAAAGGTAAATAGTGTTTCAACAGATGTTCGTTCAATAGTTATTACATTAATGATTAATGAAAATGTCGATGTTGAGAACGCAAAGCGTTATATTCTTTCTTACATTAAATCAAAGCAAAATCATACTATCGTATGGCAGAGAAATGGCAGAACGCTTGAAATTGTCGGAAATTGTGAGAAAATCACAATGCCAAGGTGGCAACAGGGCATTGCTATGCAGATAACATTTTTCTGCGCTCAACCGTATTGGGAAGATGTTGAAAATCTTATCAATGAGATTAGCGCAATTAAAGATTTGCACTATTTCACAAGAAGTAAAGGCAATATGCTTTATTTCCCATATGGAAACCCTCGACCTTTGGGTGTATATGACACTATACGCACTCGAACATTTAATAACACAGGTGACAGCGATGTAGGAATGATTATTGAAATTATTGCACTTGCACAAGTAAAAAACCCTGCAATATATGCAAGCACCGATGAATTTATCGGCGTTGATGATGTTGAAATGCAGGCAGGCGATGTTATCCGAATTAATACTAATAAAGGCGAAAAAGATATAACGCTGAACGGTGTTTCAATATTGGATAAAATCAAAATCGGAAGTACATTTTTACAGCTTAAAATCGGCAGTAATACATTTACGATTAAGAGTGACGATGAAAATTTGACAGGCGTATATTTCAATTTAATCTATAAACAGAGGTATGTATAAATGATTGAATATGTTGAAATCAGAAACGGGAATACCCGAAAACTTATAGGAATTATTGATACGGCAAAATCGGTAATATGGGAAACAGTATATTACGGTGTCGGAAAATTTGAAATATATGTTGAAACAACGGAAAAAAATATTGAGCTTTTGAGCGTTGGAAATCTTGTCACCCGACCGAATGACATTAACTGCGGAATTATTTCAAGCGTTCAAATAACCGAGAATGAGCAAGACGGCAAAATGATAGTGGCAAGAGGGGATTTTGCAAAAATAATTCTTGACCGCCGTATCATTTACAAGTTTATTAAAACATATAGCGTTCAGCCTACAACATTAAGGGGAAATGTTGCGGAAGCGGTTTGGTCGGTTATTAACGATAATTGTGTTAATAGCGCAACCGCCGCCCGAAATTTCCCGCAATTCGACAGGGGAACAATCAACTATTTGCCGCAGATTATTGTTGATGAAAACGGCAACGCCGCCGATAAGCAAGTAACATATACGAATTTGCTTGAATTTACTGACGGATTGTTGCAGGAATATGAAATAGGCTCTTATGTTTGGCTTGACCCTTTCACCCTCGATTTATTGTATGTGATGTATCAAGGTGCTGACCGTTCCAAAGGAAATACAGAGGGAAATAAGCCTTTAATATTCAGTACACAATTTGATAATCTGACATCGAGCGAATATGAAAAGGATAATTCCGAATTAAGAACAACCGCAATCATAGGCGGCGAGGGTGAGGGAGCAGACCGTTTTGTTGCCCGAACAAATGATAATGTTGCAGGATTTAATCGCCGTGAATTGTTTATAGATAGTTCAAGCATTTCAAAGATGGTCATGGACGAAACAACAGAGGTTGAAACAGTTATGACCGACAGCGAATATTCAACCTTGCTAATTCAAGAGGGCAGGGCAAAACTCGCTGAAAACAAAGTTGTTGAGAATTTTAATTGTGAAGTTGACTTAACAAATTCAAATCTTAAATATTTGACCGATTACAACATCGGCGACCTTGTAAGCGTTGAGGGTGTATATATGAAGCAATTATACAAAGCAAGAATATTAAAAATAACCGAGGTACAGGACGAAAATGGTTATGCGATTTCATCAGAATTTGGGTATTAAAGGGGTGATTAAAAATGAGTAGTGAAATAATAGTTGCCCTACTTTCGTTAGCAGGCACAATGTTGGGAACATTCGGCGGTATCGTCACCGCAAGCAAATTGACTAATTACAGGCTTGAACAGCTTGAAAAAAAGGTTGACAAGCACAACAATTTTGCGGAGCGAATACCTGTTCTTGAAACGAAAGTTAAAGATATTTATTACAATATAGACGAACTAAAAAAAGGGGGTAATCATTAATGGCTGAACATTTCGGCTTCTTTGACGCACTTGAAACGGCTGATGGTCAATTTGACCGCACATATTCGGCAAGAGATTACAGCGAAAATCTTGCAACGATAATAAGTAACGGCGTTTTGCGTTCTTCAAATGATGATTTGAAAGTTAATATTAGCGGATTATCTGCAACAGTAGGAGCAGGCAGGGCGTGGATAAATGGCTGTTGGTATAAGAACGATAGCGATTTTATTTTCAGTGAAGTTACTGCTCCGACAGGTGGCGCACGATATGACCGTGTCATATTGAGGTATAGTAATTTACTTGCTGACAGAAATATTAAATTAATGTATTTGCAAGGTGAAGCGGCAAGCAATCCGTCAAAGCCTGTCATAACAAGAAATGATGATGTTTATGACCTCGTTCTTGCTGACATTTACATTTCGGCAAATGCAAGCACGGCAACGGTGACAGATACAAGGGGCGACACCGATGTTTGCGGTTGGATATATTCAGTTGTCGGAAGCGATGATTTTTTTAAGTCACTTGACAATCAACTTGTAGAAATTAAAGACAAGGTTGCAACAACAACCGTTGAATTGAGATACAAGCAGATAACAACGCTTACAAGTCAAAGTAACAAGGTATCTATAACTATACCCGAATATGACGAAAATGTTAATCAAAATTTAACCGTTCTTGTAAATGGTATTCATTCGGAAGAGTGGACGGTTAATGACGGCGTTATATCGTTTGCAAACGCCCTTGTTGCAGGAACTACGGTAACGGTAATAATAACTGTTGCAAAAGACGGAACAGGCATACAAGCCGCCGTAACAGATGTTGAGGAATTAAAGGCAAGAGTTACCGCCCTTGAAAGCGGCGGCGTTGAAAGTACATATAATTATAATTGCAACGGAATTAATGACAATGCGCTCATATCGCAAATATGTCAAGATTTCCTTTCAGTTACAACCGATAATCAACAAATGCGGCTAAACATTTATGGCAAGATTGGTATTGAAGCGGCGGCAAGCGGTGACGGCTCACAGTTACGCCCCTTTAAGTTTTTCAATTTTGGCAAAACAGAAACACAGCCCCGAAAGATTATTATTAATTTCGCAAATGCGGACCGTATAGATGTGACAGCGGCTGACGGCACATATTCAACGATTTTTGCAGGCTCTGATGTTTTTATTGAAAATGTCAATGTCAATGTAACATCGGGCGGATATGTGAATTTCTTTGACGGTGAAAGAATAAGCGCAAAGGATTGTGAATTTTACGGCACAGCAACAAATGATATTATTTGCGGTAAATGTTGCGGAACTTTCACAGATTGCAAGGTGTCAATTACAAGCACAGGCGGACACGCTTTCTGTTTCCATGGTAACGGCAATCTTTTAAGGATAAACGGCGGTAATTATTATTGTTGGACGGCAAACGATACCAAAGAAAGTGTATGTTTCTATGTAGAAGCATATCAGACAGAAAATGTGCTTGTTCTTAACAGCGTTAATTGCCCGCAGTATTCAAGAAGCGGTTATTATCAAACTAACACAATTAAAGTCAATAGCGGTTATGCTTCCTTGACAGGTTGTACAGTTTGGAAAGCTCCTGCATTGTATTCAACAGATAATGGAATGGTATTTGACAACGGCACAATGGTTATTTCAAAGCCTGTTCCAAGCGCATAAAATTATCAATTAAGGCGGTTTTTATTGACCGTCTTTTTTCTTTTGTGCAATTTGTGCAATATTACCAAATAACTATATGTTTATTTGTGCAATAGGTAGAAATGCCTATGAAATGGTAAAAAATGGTTGATTTTTCGTATCCCCTATGGTATAATACAATCAAGAGGTAAGGAAAACAACCTCAAAGAAAGGAACAAACGAAAATGAAAAAAGCAACAATGGAAAAAGTAATGGTTAAAGAATTTGTCACTCACGGTCACGCATACGCAATCTGTAAAGACAACGATGATTGTTTTTGGGGTTTTGATTTATCAGAACTTGACGAAAATGGTTGTCTTGCAAAAGAGTATAACGGAATTACAGGACACCGCAACGAAACAATGATTGAAACAATGAGGTCTTGTTATCAATCAGCAAGAACAGATAACGAGATTGACAGAGAAAAACTTAAATCAAACGATATGGCAGAACTTGAAAAGTTACTTGCAATCATCGAAGATAGTTACATCGAAATAGCATAAAACAAATCAAGCCGAGGGCGGCGTCAAAACCGCCCACTATAACGCAGATTGACAAAATGGGGTTACTAAATAGAAAAAACCGCTTCTAAAGGGTTGAGCGTATCAGCCCTATTCCATATAAGGTGGCGACCATAAACGCAGAAAGGAAAAACAATGGCATTTCTAAAAATCAAAAAAGACTTAAAAAAACAATTTCTTGCTTACATTAATAATTGCGGCGAGCTTCCCGAATTGTAAACGGTGCTTGAATATCTATGTGATGAATATAAACTGACAGGCAGTCAAGCGTTAGAATTTGTTAAAGACCTTTTTAGATAAATGATTGAGGGGGTGAAATAATGATTAAACTATTCAATTTCTTATTGGAAAAAGCAAAAAGCGGATTGTATTACATTCTCTATAACATATACACATTTATTGCAGTTTTCTTTTTTTTAGCGTTCTTTATTTTTATTGATTTGATTTGTACAAGGTATTTTTACATAGAAATTTTATTGTTTGCAGCAGGAATACTTTTTACACATATTCAATTAAAAATCAATCCCGATTTGCTGATTGATGAAATAGATTGGGAACAGGAGCAGGCGGAAATTGAAGAAAAGAGAAAATGCAGAGCCACCGCCGTTCTCGATTGGAATATAACTTATGAATGGGCGGTATTGCTCGGAGAGGATAAAAAATAAATGGTAGTTTGGTGTTGTGCAAATTGCGATTATTTGGATAAAAGCCGAACGCAATATGATGAAGCACATTGTTGTTTTAGATATGGTTGTAATTTTGATTGTGAAAGCGAGGGAATATCGCAATCAAAATATATTTGCGGTTAGATAAGAAATGATAAGCAATTAAAAACAATGGGTTGCAGTAGTTTCAAACATACTGAAATTGAACAATTCGGAAATTCCGAACAGTTGAAAGGAGTGTGAAAGCATTTGACAGAAGCACAGAAAAGGGCAAAGCAAAATTACAATAAGAAAATCAGCCGCTTTTATATGGAATTCACAGAAAAAGAAAAGGATTTGAAAGAACATCTATTCAAACAGCCGAATAAAGCAGGATATATTAAGGCATTAATTCGGCAAGATATGAATAAATAGAAAGACAGGGCAAACGCCCTGCCTTTTCTTTTATTCTCTTTTAACTTTTGTGTTTAACGCCCATTGCGGTTGTCCGTGTGTTTGTTTATACTCAAATCGCCCAAAAGGGCGGACGATAAGAAACACCGCTATTTCTGTATCGTCCACAAGAATTTTATCTACAAAATTATCAAAAATGTTTTTCAAAATTTCATCGTTTGTTGTTTCTGCATTTGAAAGCATTTTATATAAATAATCTTTAATAAGTTCAAGAGAGATTGACTGCTTTACTTGATTTTCAAGGCTGTAAATCCTGTTGTCAATTTCGGACAGTTCCGCTTCAATTTTCATAATCTTATTTTGCAAGATTTTATTTGCGGTTTTTGTCTTTTTCAAATTATCCAAATCAAGAAGCGTTTCAATATGTTCTTCAAGGTCTGTTTTTCTGTTGTTCAATTCTTTTAATTCTTGCTTTATTTCGTTTGGCGATTTTTCAAGTTGATTAACAATTTCGTTTGCGATTTCATTTATAGAATTCTCGTTCAAGATGTGCTTTTTAATCTCTGTCAGTACAATATCTTCAAGGTATTCTTTTTTAATACGCTTGCAGTCGCAGGATTGATAATTTTTGTGGTTTGCGCAGGTGTAATATTTATAATCGTATTTTTTGCCACGCTGAACGCTTCCACTCCGAATACCGAAAAAATGACTACCGCACATTTTACAATGAATTTTCCCTGTCAATGAATACAAATCTTTTCGCTTCCGAGGTTTAACAAGTTTGTTGCTTTCGTGCCGTCTTTGCACGGCTTGCCACAAATCAAGGTCAATTATAGGCGGTATGATGTTTTCTATAATTATAGGCTCGTGACCCTGTGCGTCATAGCGCAGAGTACCTATATAGAAATCATTTCGGAGCATTCGGGAAATGGTAGTTATTCCGAACATTTTCCCTTGCCTTGTTTCTGCGCCTATTTCTTTCATATAGGTTTGCAAATATCGCAAAGAATAGTTTTCCGAATACAGTTTGAAAATATCGTTAACAATTTTGCTTTCTTTTTCATCGGGAATATATCGTTTTTTCTGCTTTTTGCCGTTATCAAACACCGTTTCAAGTTTATAGCCGTATGGAACAGTTCCGCCTGTGAAATAGCCTTGCTTTGCCATTTCACGCATACCGCTTTTTACGTGGTCTGATATGGTTTCACTTTGGTATTGGTCTATGTCAGCAAGAACATTAATCATCAACCGCCCTGCTGATGTTTCATCGTCTATTTGTTGAGTTGCAGAAAGCAGCTTTACACCGTGCTTTTTGAATAATTTTCTGTATTTATGACTTTCATAGGCATTTCGGAAAATTCTGTTATATTTGTATACAACAACAACATCAATTAAGCCGTCTTTTATATCGTGAATTAATTGAAAGAAGTTGTCACGCCCTGCAACCTTTGTACCTGTTACGGCTTGGTCGATGTATGCTTTGTGCAAAGTCAGTCCTTGCCTTTCAATAAATGCTTCACATTCGGATAATTGGTATTCAATAGAATATCCGTCGTCTTGCTTATGGTCGGAATATCGTGCATATATTTCTGCTCGCATAATTAAAGCCCCTTTATTTCAAATTGATGTATAACTTCATTAATTCATCAAATACTTTTTGCTTTTTCTCTTTTGAGATTTCCTCATTCTCAAAAACCTCTTTTGCTCGACTTAACAAGTCAAAAATCTCGTCTTTTGAAGCAACACCGAAAAATGATAAATCTACATTAAAAAATTCTGCAATGCGCTTTAATTCCGACAGGTGAGGACTGCGCCGCCCGACCTCGTAATTGCTGACGGTAGCCCTTGTTATATTCAGCTTGTCGGCAAGCTCCTGTTGAGTGAGTTTTCGCCCCTTTCTTAATGTTTTAAGTTTTTGCCCGATTTGATTTGTCAAAATTTTGACACCCTTTCTACATAGTTTCATAAAATCATTAGCGTAAATTACAATCAAGTAACAAAACGCTACATAATCATAGTAACACAGAATGATTACATTGTGTAGCATTATGCAACTTATACAAAAATATTAATCGTTTTTGTGCAATATGTAGAAAGTCTTATAAAACTGTAAATTGTTGCAAAATTCTATTGACTTTATATAGCAAAATGCTATAATATAATCAAACAAAGGGGAACACAAGTTCCCATTAAAGATTATGAAAAAGTTTGTAGATAAAGTAAAAACTTATCAAATGAAGCAAGCAGGAGCATTAAATCACAATTTTAATTTGCTGACAAAAGAGCAAAAAGAAAAAGTAAAAATTTCAGTTCTAAAATATCATCAACCTGTAAGCATTGCTATTCAACAAGCGTATTTTTTCAATAAAATCAATTGTGACGATATTAATGAATATATGAAAATTAACAATATGATATAGCATATTTTTTATTAAAAATGTGACGGTTTGTTATCTTTTGAAAATCAAATGTAAAAGTTAAAAAATAATTATTTTTAGAAAAGCATAATAAAAATAGTCGAAACGGCTGAAAAGCCGTCTGCAAGGGTTTGCCGCCTTGCACTGACGAGACAGGCTCGCGGAAATAAAGGCAAGAAAGGAATAGGTATTGAAAGGGTACAAAGCATTTAAAAAAGGGTTGATTTGCAATCCGACAGGAAACAATCCGTTTCAGTATGCGGAAAACACGGTTTTTGAGCAGGAACAGGAAGCTTCTATTTGCAATAGTGGTTTTCACTTCTGTAAAAATCCGCTTGATGTTCTCGACTATTATCCGCTTATTGATGATAACGGAGATTTAACAGAGTTCGCAGAGGTTGAAGCATTAGACGATTGCAAGACGGACGATGATAAGAAATTCTGCACTAAAAAAATTAAAATCGGTGCAAAGATTTCTCTGCCTGCGTTTATCAAAGCGAGTTTTTCTGTTGCTTATGAAAACATAAAAAATGAGGTTGCAGAAGAAACGCAAGATATTGAAAACGGCGGTAAGTATGCGACACTTGCAGGCGGATACGAAGCGACACTTGCAGGCGGAAACTGTGCGAAACTTGCAGGCGGTAAGTATGCGACACTTGCAGGCGGAGACGAAGCGACACTTGCAGGCGGATATGGAGCGACACTTGCAGGCGGAAACGAAGCGACACTTGCAGGCGGTAATTATGCGAAACTTGCAGGCGGTAAGTATGCGACACTTGCAGGCGGTAAGTATGCGACACTTGCAGGCGGAGACGAAGCGACACTTGCAGGCGGTAAGTATGCGAAACTTGCAGGCGGAGACGAAGCGACACTTGCAGGCGGTAAGTATGCGACACTTGCAGGCGGTAATTATGCGACACTTGCAGGCGGTAAGTATGCGAAACTTGCAGGCGGAGACGAAGCGAAACTTGCAGGCGGAGACGAAGCGACACTTGCAGGCGGTAATTATGCGAAACTTGCAGGCGGATATGGAGCGACACTTGCAGGCGGTAAGTATGCGAAACTTGCAGGCGGTAATTATGCGACACTTGCAGGCGGTAATTATGCGACACTTGCAGGCGGTAAGTATGCGACACTTGCAGGCGGAGAAAATTCCTTAATAGTCGGCGACAACGGAAGCGTTGCAAAAGGAAATAAAGGCACAGTCATATTGCTTGTTGAGCGCGATGATGATTTGAATATCATTAATTATTCAGCCGTTCAAGTTGACGGAGTAAACATTAAAGAAGATGTTTTTTATAAACTTGAAAATGGCGAAATAAAAGAGGTGAAATAATGCGAAAAAACTTAAAGTTGTTCCGAATAGCCCTTAATTTATCGCAAGCTGAAATTGCCGAAAAACTTGATGTAAGCCGTTCATATTATGGCTTTGTAGAAAGCGGCAGACAGAAAGGAAGTGTTAAGTTTTGGGAAACTCTGAAAGATGTTTTTATTCTTTCGGACAAAAATATTAAGGAGTTGAAACAAACAGAATGAGCCGCAATGAAAAGCGCAAGACGGTTGTAAAATTTGTTGAAAGTAATAATGTTTTTAATTTTCGTGTTTTATCTGAAATAATCGCAAAAGAAATAAAGAAAGGTGCCGTTAAATTATGATGAAAACAGAAAGCTATATGACACTATTGAATGAGATTGCAAATATTTTGAACAGCAAAAATAATGAAATAGCAGTCTTAAAGTGGAAGATTGCGGACTTGCAAGCAGAGCTTGAAAAGAAAAATTAATTAATATTGAAAGGAAACAATTAAAATGAATAATTTTGACGATGTTGAAATCATTGACAACGATATTACCGATTTAACCGAAAGACCACAAAACAACGGCGGTTTGCTTGATACAAGCACAGATAACATTCTGTATCTTGCAGATAAGGCGGAACAGTATATCAAGGCTATGAACAGAATTATGGAAGCTGCCTTGAAAATTACAAACGAGCTTGATTGGTGTTTAATCGGCGGAAAACCCTATTTGCAGGAAAGCGGTGCAACAAAGGTAGCCCGACTGTTCGGCATATCAATAAAGTTAATCGGTCAGCCTGTTGTTGAATGCGATAATCAAGGCTATAAGACTTATACATACAAGGCTAAATTTATGCTTAAAGACCAATTTATTGAGTGCGAGGGCAGCCGCTCAATGAAAGACGATTTTTTTGCAAAACAGGGCAAAGATAAGCCGTTAAAAACACCCGATGAAATTGACGAAAGAGATGTTAAAATGTCGGCTTATACGAACTGTGTAAACAACGGCATTAAAAGGCTTATTCCAGGACTGCGTGGAATTGATGTTGAAACGCTTGAAAAATCAGGCTTTGACATTTCAAAAATCAGCGGTTACACCTTTAAAAAGGGAACAAAGGGTGGCAACAGCGGAACGGCAGAGGATAGCGGACTTGTTTGCGAGGGTTGCGGAAAAGCCATAACACAGAAAGTTGCTTCATACTCACAGAGTAAATTCGGTCAAATGCTTTGTATGGACTGTCAGAAAGGGGCGACTATTGAATGAATGCTGAACAAATAAACGAAAGACTTGAAAAGAGCCTTGAAGAACAAATCAAGGTTTATCCTTGTAATAATCTTCGTGCTTCTAACCTCGGTCACCCTTGTGAGAGATATTTATATCTTTTATTAAAGCATTGGGACGAACAGAAGCCGCACGATGTAGGCTTACAATCAATATTCAATCTCGGCAATTCAATTGAGGATTTCACTATCGAAAACATAAAGCGTGCCGGCTATGAGGTTGTAACACCGACTTGCCGTAGTTGGAAAATTGAAAAGCCACTCATCACAGGGCGTGAGGATATACGCATTAAAGACGAAAACGGCGAATTGCTTCCTGTTGAAATTAAAGGCATATCTCCGTTTGAATTTGACAAGCTGAATTGCATTGATGATTTTTTAAAATCAAAAAAACCGTATATACAGGGCTACCCTGCGCAGTTGCAAATCTATATGTACTATTTTGCAAAAGAAAAGGGATTTTTCGCACTTACAAATAAATTGACAGGGCAAACAAAGTTTATTGAAATGCCGTTCGATTTTGATTATGCCGATAAATTGCTAAAAAAGGCAGAACGCATATACAAGGCACTTGATGAAAACACACCGCCCGAAGCGTGCGAGGATATTTCAATCTGTGAGAATTGCAGCTTAAAACATATATGCGGAGAGTGTCGCCGTGTTCCTGCTGATATTGAGATTGACGATGAACTCGATGAATTAATCAATCGTAAACAGGAGCTTGCAAAAGCAAAACAGGAATATGACAAGGTTGATAAGGAAATCAAGCAGAAAGTCGGCGAGCGTGACAAGATAATCACAGGCGAATATCTTATCCAGCGCAAGGCTATTGAAAGAAAAGCATATACAATCCCTGCGTCAACTCAATATCGCATAAGCATTAAAAGACTTTAAAAGGGGGCTTAATTGATGAAACGATTTTTTAACCGTATGTATTGGTGGTTTTTCAAAAAGGGCAAGCAATGTTCAAGTGCTTGTATATTCTGCAAGTATTACGATTTATGCAAAAAGGAGTTGCAGGGCTAATGAATAGCGAATTAAATAGTCGGCAATGGGCATTGTACAACCTATTAAAAAACAATCCCGATACATATTTTAAGCAAATTGATATTGTATATGCATTAAAAGAGTTTTACTGCTTTACCGATGAAAACACTAAATTTCACGATAGCACCGCCCGACTTCAAATCACAAAAGACATTCGGGCGATTAATGAAAGTGATGTTATTCAAAAAATTATAATTAGTAATTCAAACGGTGTCAAACTTGCCAGCCGTGAAGAATTTGAAGAATACATAAAGGCTGAATATGCTATGATTTTTCGCAAACTAAAACGCACACGGCAGAAAGCAAGGAAAGCCGGGCTTGACGGTCAAATGCGTTTTACCGCCGGAAAAGAACGCAACACGGTTGAAGCGTTTGTCGATGAAATAAACCGCTTGAAAGCTGCAAGGCTTAACAAGGGCTTAAAACTCGTTGATGTTGTTAAGATTATGAAGCAGACCGAAAAGGGCTTTGATATTGCACTCCTTTCCAAAATGGAAAACGGTATTTGCAAGCCGACAAATAGGCAGTTGATGAAATTAGCCGAAATTTACGGCAAAGAGCCTTTGGAACTGATTGACGATGTGATTGTTGTAAACGATGAAACGGCTTGAATATGACCGTTTGCAAACGCAATTATACGGTGTAAATTGAAAAGCACATTCAATGTGACGGTTTGTTTGCTTTTAATCAATGTATAAATTCAATATTGACATTTTACATAATTTGGTATAAAATATTCTTGTCGGTTGATATGCGCCTATCTTCCGAGATATAACAGAATATTAACCGACTTATACGCTTTATGTTAAAGGGGGCGCACCCTTTGCATAGAGCGTTTTTATTTGAGACAAAAGAGGTTTAAAAATGAAATATACAATTGAGGGATTTAGTCAAGAATTTGCTATGTCATTAACAAAGCAAGTTGAGAATAACGGCAAAACAATCACACGAAAAATTGATTGCACCGACCTTGTTATACTCCGTTGGTTTGTTGATTTTTACCCGAATATGAAAAAGATTGAGGTTGACGGCAAACAATATGCGTGGCTTACACATAAGAAATTACAAGAGGATTTGCCGCTGATTGATATTTCAAAACGCTCTTTCATTGACCGAATGCAGAAACTTGTTGAATTTGATGTTCTTGAATATAGGCTATTGAAAGAGGGTGGCACATTTTCCCTTTATGGATTTGGTAAAAATTATCACAATTTAATATCAAAGTCAGAAAATGCGGACGGTATGCAATCAAACTGCACAGGGGCGGTTACTCAAAGTGCAGAGGGTATGCAATCAAACAACATAGGGGTATGCAGTCAAACTGACAACAAAGATAATTCTATTAAAGATACATCTATTAAAAATAATTCTATTAATAAATCAAGAAAGCGAAACAGTTTTGACGAAATTATAACCGCTTATTCTTCCAACGAAAAGACCGTTGACCTTTTGCAAGAATGGTTGAAAGTCAGAAAGGCAAAAAGGGCTGCCATGACTGACAGGGCTATTCAAATGAATATTGATAAACTTGATAGTCTTGCAGAAGCAAGCGGATTGTCTGTTAATGATTATCTATCAGAGGTTATATGCAGGGGCTGGGCAGCTTTTTACAAGATTAATAATTACAGTAGCAGGCAAGACGGCAAGACCTACGGCATTAATGGGATTGCCATAACAGACGAAAAATCAGACCTTGACGATTTGTTTTAGAAAGCGTGTAAAAAAATGCGAGACATAAGAGAATTAAAATATATGCAGTCTTTACCGCTTGAACAAAAAATTGAAATGACAGCTGAACGCATAGACGGTTGGTACAACTATTATGACGGAAATGTTGCCATTTCATTCAGCGGCGGCAAGGATAGTACGGTGCTTCTTGATATTGCTCGGAACCATTGGCGAGGGCATAAGAATATTGAAGCAGTATATGTTGATACAGGTCTTGAATATCCCGAAATCAGACAGTTTGTTAAAACCTTTGATAATGTGACTATTCTTCGTCCGAAAATGCGATTTGACGAGGTTATCAAAAAATATGGCTATCCTGTTATCAGTAAAGTAGTTGCACATAATGTCAGATGTGCGAGAAATGAGCCTGACGGCGATATTGTAAAGAATTGTTTTAATGAAGAAAAAACCGGACCGTATGCAATGGCAAAATGGAATGAGTTAAGATTTGTTGACTTTAACATTGATGACCGTTGTTGCGATATTATGAAAAAGCAACCTGCACACGAATATTCAAAAAAGAATGGTGTGTATTTTATGACTGCTGAAATGGCTTGCGAAAGCAAAAAGCGTACTGATAATTGGATAGCTAACGGTTGCAACGGATTTGATATGAAATATCCAAAATCAACACCAATGGCTTTTTGGACGGAACAGGATGTGCTTGAATACATATACAAGAATAATCTACCAATAGCAAAGCCGTATGGTGAGGTTATACTGAATGAGTGTCAGTTTGATATATTTGGTAATGAGCATTATAACGGCTGCAAATATGCAACAACAGGTTGTGACAGGACAGGCTGTATGTTCTGTGCTTTCGGTGCTCACCTTGAAAAAGGCAAAACAAGATTTCAGAGGTTAAAGGAAACGCACCCGAAGCAGTATGACTATTGCCTGAACGGCGGCGAGTTTGTAAACGGCTTATGGCAGCCGAATAAGCATGGCTTAGGTATGCGATATGTCTTTGATGAACTCAACCGCTTGTATGGTGATGATTTTATCAGATATGAATAGGAGTAAGGAAAAATGAGTGAAATATTATTCAGAGGGAAAGCAAAAAATCAAAATGATTTCTACCATTTCTCTAATGTTTGGAGAGATTGCATTAAAGACGGTTTTGTTTTGGGTTCGTTAATTGTTTCAAATGATAGATATTATATCTGTGTTTCATCTATCGGAGCAAATAAAAGTGCTATTAACAACGGAATTGTATCAATAATTGAGGTAATCCCTGAAACCGTAGGACAATGCACAGGCTTGACCGATAAGAACGGCAAGAAAATCTTTGAGGGGGATATTTGTGCTATTGTTGGCGAGGAAAAAGAGATAATAAAAGACGATATATTTGTCGTATCGTGGGAAGAAAACTGCGGGTTCAATTTATATACTTGTTTTGATTATGAAATTATCGGCAACATTTACGATAACTCCGAATTGTTGAAAGGAGTAAAAAATGTTCAACTATAAAAAAGCCATACAGAGATATAGAGTTGCTCAAAATTTTGGATTACCTTTTAAGTTACGCATTAAAGTGTTTTTTCGGGGCAATGGAACTCCAAAAGAAAATTTTGAAAAAGAGATAATAAATCATAAAAAAGGAGGTGAATGAGAATGAAAACGCATAACATCAAACTAAACATAGCATTTTGTGATGATGTTTATAGCGGAATAAAGCCGTTTGAAATCCGAGAAAATGACAGGGGCTATCAAAAGGGTGACCATATCAAATTTATTCCGTACGATAGTAAGATTTATCCCAAAACACCCGAACATCCAATTGCGAACAAAAAATATGAAATAACATATGTTCTCAATGGATGGGGATTAAAAAATGGATATATTGTATTTGGAATTAAGGAGGTGACAAAATGAAAGATGTTTTTGTAATGATTGGATTACTTACAACAATTATAATAGCAGCGTATGTAATCGCTTTAATTATTTTAGCAATTAAAGAGTTACTTGAAATTCTTATACGTAATTACAGGCAAAAACACAGATTCAGTAAAGCACCTAAAGCGAAATGTTATTGTGTGGATTGTATTCATCACAATAATAAAACGGGAGAATGTTATAGATTGAAAGGTTGGCATACAGCTGATAATTGGTTTTGTTGGAACGCTGAGCCGAGAAAAAAGGAGTTGAAAGAAAATGCCAACAGTTGAGATATTAAAACCCAGTATCGTTACTTTTGCGTATAAACAGTTGAAGCAATATGCAGATTTGGTAAACAACCCGAAATTAAAAGAGGTGTTTAATGATGAATGAAATTAAAGACATTTTTGATAACATCGCAAAGCGTTCAGAACAAAACATACCGATTGAGCAAGGCGACTACATAGGCGATGACGGATTGCTATACTGCCATAAGTGCAACACCCCGAAACAATGCAGGGTTGAAAATCCGTTTACTCATCAAATGGATATTATGCGGTGCATTTGCAAATGCCGACAGGAAGAATTAAAGGCAGAGGACGAGGAAATCAAGCGACAGGCATTTCAACGAAAAGTCAGAGAATACCGCCGTTTAGGTTTTCCCGATGATGAATTGAGAAATTGCACTTTTGCAAATGATGATTTATCAAACGAGAAATTGACAAATGCAATGAAAAATTATGTTGATAATTTCAGCGAATTTAGGAAGCAAGGCAAGGGCTTAATTCTTTATGGCTCTGTTGGAACGGGCAAGACCTTTGCAGCCGCTTGCGTTGCAAATGCTTTAATTGATAAAGGCTATCCGTGCCTTGTAACGAACTTTGCAAGAATAGCAAACACAGTTCAAGGGACTTTTGAAAAGCAAGATTATTATGATAGCCTTAACCGCTTTGATTTGCTTGTAATTGATGATTTATCGGCGGAGCGTAAAACAGAGTTTATGCAAGAGATTATATACAATGTCATTGATAGCCGATACCGTGCAGGGCTTCCGATAATAATTACAACAAACTTAACAAGCAAAGAATTGAAAAACCCTGCTGACATTACAAATCAACGAACATTCAGCCGTATTCTTGAAATCTGTCACCCTATTAAAGTAGAGGGCAACGATAGACGAAAGGAAAAGTTAAAGGCTGAATTTAATTCAATGAATGATATGTTAGGACTTTGATATGCCGGTTTGTTATCAAAATTGTTTCTTGTGAAACATATGAATATTTCAAAGAAAGTTATGAGGTATTAAAAATTCCGTATGAAAAATAAAAAATATAGTATTGTGATAACAGAAACATTGAAAAAGGTTGTTTCTGTTGAGGCTTCAAGCCTTGCCGAAGCCGTCCGAATTGTTGACGGTCAATATAGAAATAGTGATATTGTTTTAATTGCTGACGATTTCGCAGGGTATGAAATAAAGGGGGCGGAATGATGAAAAATAAATACAATGCGAAAAAAGTAATTGTTGACGGCATACAGTTTGACAGTCGAAAAGAAGCAAACAGATATTATGAATTGAAGCTGCTTGAAAGAGCAGGGGAAATTACCGACCTTGAATTACAAAAAGAATTTGAATTGATACCAGCGCAGCGGATTGATGGCAAGGTTGTCGAAAGAGCTGTTAAATACAAGGCTGATTTCGTTTACAAGGAAAATGGCAAAACTGTTGTTGAAGATGTAAAGGGCTATCGCGATCCGTCAAGCGCAGGATATGCAAAGTTTGTATTGAAACGCAAATTGATGTTGTATGTTCACGGTATAAGAATAAGAGAGGTATAAGAATGTTTGTTGTGAAACAATGTACTTGTGGCAGTACAAACTTTGAATTTGAATATGACGATGATGTATTAAGATGTGCGGAATGTGGCAGGCTTGCAAGGTTTGAAAACATTCCCGATAATGAGGAAAAGGAAGAAAATGAAATATTATAAATGCGATTATTCAGACGAAAGGCGCAAGCGAGGAATAAAAGGGGCGGTTTTATACCGTCCTTTTTTGTGTCTTTATGTTAGCAAGTTAATACTTTCGACCTATTCATTTTTTACACTTTCGGCAGTATAATAAAAGAGTAGTTAAGAAACAGACGAAAAGGGGTTTATCAAAAATGAAATTTATTAAATATACCGATAAGGGAAAACTTGAAAAATATGTGAATAGCAGAACGGTTATAACTTTTCTTACAAGCAGAAATAAAATATTTGTATTGAAGCGGCAACACGGCGGAAAACAAAAATACATTAATATGCTGATTGAAAACGGATATAGCAGGGTAACGATGAAAGCAGGGGCATAATGCCTTTGCTTTTTTTGTGTCGTTTTGTATGCTCATTTTATGATATGATTTTATAAAGGCGGTTATATGCGACATTATGTTTACTTTGAAAAAATATGCAGTATTGACAAAAAAAAAAAATAAGTAAAATTATAGTAGAATAACTTTGAAAGGACGAAATTATGAAACAAGAAAAAATAAATATTAAATATTTGCAAATATCGGAATTAAAGGAATATGAAAACAATCCTCGGCATAATGAAAAAGCCGTTGAAGCAGTCGCAGAGAGTATAAAACAATTCGGCTTCAAAGTGCCTGTTATCATTGACAACGATTATATTATTGTTGCAGGGCATACAAGAGTTAAAGCCGCCGCATTGCTCGGACTTGAAACCGTGCCTTGTATTATTGCCGATGATTTAACGCCCGAACAGTTAAAGGCTTTTCGCCTTGCAGATAACAAGACCGCCGAGCTTGCCGAGTGGAATTTTGAAGCACTTGAAAAGGAGCTTGCAGAACTGACTGAATTTGATATGTCATTATTCGGATTTGAACTATCCGAAAACGATATTGATATTGATGATTTCTTTACAGAAAGCGAAGAACAAAAAGAAAAAGAGCCTAAAACAGTACAATGTCCGCATTGTGGCGAATGGTTTGGAATATGAAACTTTACCTTGCAGGAGCCGGGGGGGTATTAAATGGTTCAATTTGCAACAGTTGTCAACGATGTAATTCTTATAAGGAATACAAAAATATGAATTTATATCTTGCTGAAAGCGGCGGAGTGTGGAACGCATATTTTAAAGAAAGGCGTGAAAACAAGTCAAAATCTATTGCGCAGGAGAATTCTCATATAAAAAGATGTGGTATCGAAGGCGGATTGTTCAGCGGAGTTAATATTCTTCAATCGTTTTATTATTGCAACGACTTTACCGAAAGTATGATATTACCGCAATGCAAAAGTTTTATGCTTGACAGCGGGGCGTTTACTTTCTTTTCCTCGGGTGGAAATGTAAATTGGAATGAGTATATAAAACGCTATGCACAATTTATAAAACGAAATAACATTGACCTTTATTTTGAACTTGATATTGATAAGTTAATCGGTTATGAAAGAGTTTTATATTATCGTTCAAAATTAGAGGACTTAACAGGAAAACCGTGTATTCCTGTTTGGCATAAATCGAGAGGGCAAGAAGAATTTATAAAAATGTGCGAAACTTATAATTATGTTGCGATAGGTGGCATTGTTTCAAAGGAAATAACACAAAAGGAATATAAATATTTTCCGTATTTTATTAAAACCGCCCACGAACACGGTGCAAAAATACACGGATTAGGATTTACAAATTTAAAAGGCTTAACAAAATACCATTTTGATAGCGTAGATAGTACGGCGTGGGTATCGGGAAATAGATTTGGAAGCATTTATAAATTTAACGGAAAGACAATGCAAAAATTTGATAAAAAACAAGGTCAGCGATTATCAAACGCAAAAGCGGTTGCATTACATAATTTTCAAGAGTGGGTAAAATTTCAGAAGTACGCAGAAAAGTATTTATAAAAAGGTGATGAAATGGTTGAAGCATTAGGGATTTTAGCAACGATATTTGTTTTAATTTCGTTCTTATTTAAAAGCACATTAAAAATCCGATTAGTTAATATAATTGGTGCAGTCCTGTTTGTCATATACGGATTGCTTATAAATTCAATAAGTGTATGGTTATTAAATGGAGCTTTGATAATCATTCATTTATATTTTATTATTAAAAAGGAGTATCAAAAATGAACACAACAAAAACACAGCTCTATCAAATCTTGACAGGTGTATTTGTGGCTTGCTTGCTTATTTCAAATATACTTGCTTCAAAAACATTCACAATAGGTAGTATAGTATTGCCTACCGCAGTTATTATTTTTCCGCTCGTTTATATCGTTAATGATGTAATGGCTGAAATTTACGGTTTTAGAAAAGCGAGAAATATTATATTGCTCGGATTTGTATTAAATTTAGTTGCGGTAATATCTTACTCAATAGCTATTGCTTTGCCTACACCTGTATTTGCAACAGAAAGTGCCGAAGCGTTTGCTATTGTACTCGGAAGCACTTGGAGAGTATTAATTGCGAGTTTTTCAGCTTACCTTGTAGGCTCACTTGTTAATGCTCGTATTATGGTTAAGATGAAACAACACCTTGAAAATCAGTTAATGTTAAGATGTATTTTTTCAACGCTTATTGGCGAGGGGTTAGACGCTTTAATTTTCATAACAATAGCTTTCGCAGGAACAATGCCTGTAAACAATTTAATTGTAATGATTATTGCACAAGCAATGTTCAAAACTGTATTTGAAATTATTTGCTATCCTGCAACAAGATTGACTATTAAAAAGATAAATACCCTTGCTGATTAATATTTGTAATGTGTCGGTTTGTAACATTTTTGTAAAACATCTTGACAAAATTATCATTTTGAATTATTATGAAAATTGAAAATAATGTAAAAGAGGGTGCAGATATGGCTATTAATGACGATAGACTGTTAAAAGGCTTGATTGCTCTGCCCTCTTTTTTTGCTTTTTTTGAGGAAAAAAGGCGGTGTTCATAAGTGGGCAGACCGTCAAAATATGAAACACATATAAAACCGTATTTCAAAGATATTAAAGAAGCACTTGAAAAGGGAATACCCGAAACCGAAATTGCTAAAACATTAGGTGTTTCAAGTTCTTCGTGGTTTGAATACAAGGTTAGATATTCGGAGTTTGCGGATATATTTAAAAACGCTGACCGTTCACAGCTTTTGCTTGATTTAGAAAATGCTTTGATAAAGAAAGCAAAAGGCTTTGAATACCAAGAGAAAAAGCAGTACATAAAGAAAGACGAAAATGGCGAAGCGGTGACTTATACAGAAATATCAACGAAATATCAGCCACCGAGTGAAACGGCTATATTTGGAGCGTTAAACCGCTTTGACCCGAATTATAAAAAAGACCGGGCATATTACGAGTTGAAAAAACAGGAACTTGAACTTAAAAAAGAGGTTGCAAAATCTAATAATTTTGACCTTGATATTGATTAATTTATAGAAAGGATTTAGAAATGGTTGAAAGAAATTATTATGTTATTTGCGATGACGGATGTAAATTTCCGGCAATGACTAAAGAACAAATATATGCTTTGCTTGATGAAACGATTTCAAGCGGTCATTTACCGACCGATTACCAAAGCAGCGGATTTGTTACGCAGATTAAAGAGAAGAACAAAAACACCGATTTGTCATTTTGGGTTGGAACGCAGGCGGAATATAATGCACTCGTTGAAAAACCGCAAGACACTTTCTGCATAATCAGCGATGATACGAGCAGAGACGAAATTGTTACACGGATTGAGGAATTAATGAAAAAAGTAAACAAACTTGACCAGTTAAGACCTAATGCGTGTTCAATGAGATTAGCCGAAGATGTTATAATTCCGCCTTATGACGGTGTTGAGCTTAACAAATATAACTGGTCGAATATTAACACTTATCAAAGCGGCGGAACTGTTATTGATGATGTAAAAGTAACACCGACATCGGGGGACTCATATCACATATTGAAAGTTACAAAAGATGTTAATGCTTTTGTTGGTGCAACCGTATATATAGGTGGTGACAGAGAGATTACCGATGATGAAAAAATAGGTGTAGGGGTAATTTTAGGCGTAAACAGAAGCAGCAAATTTTATCGTATTGCAACTTTTATGGATACTAAATATCTTACAAGTTTGTCACCCGCTTTTGTTGTGTCAATTCCTATGAATTTTTACAAATTAAAGGCAGACGATGAAATGTATCTGGAAGTCTCTTTGTTTAGATACGGAACTGAAAGAATTAAAGTGCCGTCTGGAATGACAAATTTGCAATTTCTGTTTTTGAATGAATAGAAAGGGGGTTAAATAATGTGGCGTACATAAACAGTAGAGAGGTTTTATTTTCCCCTGTTGTCAACGGCGTTCTTGACAATGAAGCTTTGCAGCAGGCAGATATTTATAAAAAAATTTTTGCAAATGAGCCACTTGATTTAGTTGTGCCGGACGGTGTAACTGTATTATGTGAAGAGCAAAACATAATGTACGCACCTACTACAACAGTTAAAGCAAGTGGTGCTGATGTTGAGGAAATAACAGGGGAGTTTTTTGCAATGACAAATGTCGAAAGTATTGACTTTCCAAAATTGAAAATCATTAATAACGAAGCATTTCGAGATTGCTCTTCCTTAACCGAAATCAACGCACCTGTGCTTACAACGATTGGTGATAAGGCATTCAACAGTTGTACTTCCTTAACCAAAATCAATTTACCTATGCTTACAACGATAGGTACAGAAGCAATATTAAATACCCCAAAAATTGTAAAAATGACTGTTGGAGCATTAACAAGTACAGACCCGTATTCTTTCAAGCAGCCGATTAAAGGTTACAACGGCTCATTGACCGTTCTTGAAGTAGGCAACGGAACAAGTGCCGATTTGTACTTGCAATATAGTAATAAGTACACACAAGCAACATTGCACGCTATCATTGAAAATTTAGCAGATTTATCTGAAAGAGAAACGGCAGGAAATTTTGTTGTAGGAAGTACAAACCTTGACAAAATTGATGATGAACACAAAACAATGCTTCGTAACAAAAATTGGAATTATGAGTAAGAGGTGATAAAAATGAAATCTGACGAAATAACCTATGGCAACACGATTACTTTGCAAAATGGAAATACATTGAGCATTCCACATATTCATTTAGAACTACTTGATGATGGTTGGGTTACTTTGCAAACTGAAAGCGGTTGGGTATATTACCGCCTTGACACTTATCCAGAGGGTACACCTGCTGATGATATTTGTTATTACAGATTTGGTGCATTTTCTGCTAATTATGACTTTACAAATATCGTTGTAGTTAATGAAACTACCATTAATTCCGACCAAATTTACGGCACAGGCAACGAGCCTGTAACAGAGTAAAAAGGGGGCAGAAATTATGTCTTTTAAGGGCGTTGATATTTCCGAACACAACGGAAGTATTGATTTTGCAAAATTGAAAAAAAGCGTTGATTTTGTAATTATGCGTATCGGATGGGTTGGAAATAAAAACAATCACACGCTTGATAAGAAATTCAAGGCTAATTATGAAGCCTGCAAAAAGCACGGAATAAAAGTAGGTGCTTATGTCTACATATATTCAAACAGCGTTGAACACGCAAAAGAGGGCGCAGAATGGGCGGTAAAACAGATTAAAGGTAAAACCTTTGACTTGCCTATTTATGCAGATATGGAAGACAAAAGCATTAAAGGACTTGGAAAAACAACATTAACAGCAATCACAAAGGCGTTTAATGATGTTATCGAAAAGGCAGGATATTGGGCAGGCGTTTATGCAAACCTTGATTGGTTTAAGAATTATCTTGACGGTGCTTCACTTGTGAAGCGTTACACATCGTGGATTGCTCACTATATAAGCGGTACAGACAAGTACAAAGGCTCTTATGATATGTGGCAAAATTCAAGCACAGGCAAGGTTGACGGTATCAGCGGAAATGTTGATACTAATTACCTGTACCGTGATTTGTTTTCTGCGATTAAAGGTAAGGCTACAACAAGCAATGCTTCAAAGAATGAAAGCAAGCCTGATAATTCAAAAACAACATATTCAAATGGTGCTGAAAGTTTTAACAGCAATTACAGGAACGGCAAGACCTATACCGTTAATGCAAACGGCGGTTTAAGATTGCGAAAGGGTGCAGGAACTGACAAGGCGATTATAACAACATTACCGAAAGGCTCAAAAGTCACTTGGTACGGTTATTATACAAAGGTCGGCAATGTGATATGGCGATATGTAAAAACTGCAAGCGGTAAAGTAGGCTTTGTTTCAAGTGAGTATTTGAAATAATGTTTACTTCATTAGCGGAGTTTTACACATCGGAAATATGGCGGAAATTTCGCAGTAATTTAATTCTTGAAAGAATTAATAAAAAAGACGGTCTGCTTTATGATGAATTTAGCGGCGAGCCGATATTAAATACATACGATATAGTATTACATCACATTCAACCGCTTACAATGCAGAATGTGAATGATTTCACTATTTCATTAAATCCCGAAAACATTCAAATTGTTACGCATAAATCGCACAACATTATACATAAGCGTTTTGGTTATTGCACACAACAAAAGGTGTATTATGTTTACGGGGCGCCTTGTAGTGGCAAGTCAACTTTTGTTAATAACAACAAAGGCAACAGCGATATTGTTCTTGACATTGATAATATATGGCAATGCTTAACAGGCGGCGAAAGATATTTCAAACCGGCTGCATTAAACAAGAATGTTTTTTTAGTCCGTGATTGTGTTCTTGATATGGTTAAAACAAGGTACGGCAAATGGGAGCGTGCTTGGGTAATAGAGGGCGGCGCACGAAAAGCCGACAGAGAACGCAAAATAAAGGTTTTAGGTGCAGAGCCTATATTTGTTGATACCGACAAAGAAACCTGTTTAAGCCGACTTGCAAACGATGAAAAGCGTATAAATTGCGTTAATGAATGGCAGGGATATATTGAAAAGTGGTTTAACGATTATCAAGAGTGATTTATTTGTCCTTTCATAAATCATTCTTTGATATAGCACCAAGTCTTTTTTGTGGCTTTTTTCAGCTTGGTGCGCTCCTCCTTTCATAAAATATCCGTACCGTGACGGAGAAACAATATCACGGCTTATATGGTGGGTGCATAGTGCTTTTGCAGGGTGCAAGTCCTTGACCTACCGACTATATTATTATTTTTATAAGGAAGTATTAATATGAGTAATTACAGAATGGTAGAGGGCGTTACTGTCAATCTTCTTACAAAGGCAGAGTACGACAATTATGTTGCAGCAGGAATTATTACCGAGCAAATGAGAGAAGAAGAAGCGTGGATTTTTACAGACGATAACTTTTTGAGTGCTGAAAACCTCGCAAAGCTCAACGCACTTAATCTTGGTGATATGGGCGACACAAATGTTATTGAGGGCGTAACCGTAAACGGAACAGCTCTTGAAGTTGATACAAACAAGGTAGTTAATATCGTTGTTCCTACAAAGGTTAGTGATTTAACAGACGATGTATTTGCTGATTGGGCAAAGGGTGAAACAAAGCCGTCATATAATTATGATGAAATCGGCAACACACCTACCCTTGCAACAGTAGCAACATCGGGCAGTTATAACGATTTGACAGATAAGCCGACCATTCCAACAGGCAACGCGGTAACTCGTATTTGGACAACAGATAGCAACGAATAGGCGTAACTATGGGATATACAGAACAAAACAGCGTTGTTGTAAATCTGTTACCTTATGCAGATTATGAAGCAAAGCATTGGGCTGGCGAACTTACAGAAAATGAAGCGTGGATACCTACGAACTTGGTTGATGTTATCCCTACAAGAAATACGGATATTAGAAATGTTTGCAATACAATAAAGTCAACCGTAAGCAGCTTTGCAACTCTTAAATCGGGGGCTGTTGCTTATGTTAAACCGAGGACATCGGAAGTAGCTATTTCCGTTGAGCGTATCTCTGCTTCTACGAACTCGGCTTATGTGTATACAATAGTCGCCGAAGTTGGAAGCACGCCGTATGCCATAAGCCTTGTTGATTTGAACACGGAAACAAATGCTGTGCTTAAATGGAAGAATGGCGATAGCCTTTATAATTCTTCAAACAAGATACAGTTGCAGGCAAATACTACATATCTTATAAGGATATGCAATGGGCTTGCTTCTTATGATATTTATTCTTGAAACAGATTGTTCAATAAAGGGGAAAACTTTTTCTTTCTTTATATATTTCTTTCTTTTTGAAAAGGGATTTAATTAATTATGAGTTATTCAAATTATAATAATAGCAATAAGAATAATTCAGTATTCTTATTTAACAATCCTTATGGATTTAAGATTAATATTAATCACCCTTTAATCAATACGATATACAGAAGATTTAAAGATTATAAAAGAATACCTGCTAAATCACCTTTAAGCAATAATGAAAGAAAAGAGTTTGAAAATTTTTTAATTCATTCAAAAGAATTCAAAACGATTTTGAAACAGACAGGGGAAACAATCCCCCTGTTCTTGAAAAAATAAAAAGTGAATTTTAACAGATCGGAAGAGCG